AGTAAGCGTGTTATCTTCGGCCAGAGTAAACTGGTCCATAGTCAACTTTGACATACACACCAACGCTCCACCTGATTTATAAATAACCGCGTATTTAACATTTGGTATCGTGCCTCCCGTAGCAGTCCATACGACCGCTGTAGAGTCGAAACGATATTTATCAGTAGCAACAGAAGCCCAAGTTCTACTAGTAACAGAAGCTCCCCCTGTGGCGTACCCATTACCATTAGCCACTTCGCTTCCTATAGATGCATATGTGGATAAAGTCTGATCGTTTGCGTTGGTGCTTGCCGCGCTCGTGTGCAAAGATATCTGAAATCCATCTGACGTTCCAGCCAAATCCCACGCAGTAGCTCCCCCCATATTTTCTCTAAATGAATTAAAAAATGCCCATGCAGTAGCCGCCATTTTAGTTTACCTCCTCCTTTCTTTTTAATGAATCTGGATTTTTAATGATGTGGGATATTAAACCGTTACCATGAACAGCCAGATCATAATGTTCTCCAGTACCTTCGATCATTTGAACGAATTCCCTTGCCTGATGATAATGAGCGGGAGTACATCTAAACTCCCTTCCAGATAATCTAATATTCAAAATTTGTTCTTTATCGTTCTCTGGTTGCTTATAAGCATGGTGATCACCCATAATACAACTGTCGAAACCATATATTTCTATTTTATGAAAACCAAGCATTCTAAGAACATGCACGGCTCTCAAAGTTACTGTAGCACCCCCCATTACTGGAAAATAATCTACATACCTTTTACCGTACTGCTCATCAAGCATTTCCTTACAATCGTCCTGACCTTCACAATGCCATATCCATACATTGTAACCTTCTAACTTATCAAAAACAGAAGGATGGCACTGAGAAGAAATCAAATACTTTACATCCTTGGATAATGGCTCAACAAAACGATTATTAAATTCCCTGCTATCTAACATTATCATAGCAGATACATCCAGTCCGCGATCTACACAATATTTATAAGACCCATTCACGGTAACAAGAGGCATTCCATTATTCCTCTTTTCCGAGAGATCATCGAAGGTATCGTTTAGAGAAGCACCGCCAACAGCCAGAGCAATTACCTTGTCCCACTGAGTTTCAAAAGGCTCTACTTGTGTAACCCCCCTCTGTATATTTTCTTTTACATATTCCCTTATTACAGCTGGATCGACATTTACAGAAGCCAAAATCTCAGGCACAGGGAAAAACTTTCTTTTAACCTCTACAGTTGGCGGATAAGATATAGCCTTACATTGTAACATTATGCTCCTTTGAATTCTATTCTTACCTCTAAACCATTAGCCGCAGTTCCTGTAGAAATTGCATCAATGTCAAATCTGATTACGTCTGCTGTAGAAACCTGATTATTATCTGTATCTACGACCGGAGCCACAGCTGCAGTAGAAGAATCCGTTTCTCCAGAATCAACTGTAATAGCAGTAGTTAGCATATCTACCGCTTGAGTGAGGTTATGAATCATTACATCAGTAGTACCAGTAACTCCTGCTGTATAAACATGAGCACCAACCTTACCGGCTACACCGCTAAGATAAAGTCCATTTAATGTGGGTGGAACTGTAAATGCTGAGATACCATTTCCGATATATGTAGGAAGGTCATCTGGAACTACTTTAATTATTATAGTTCTATTCCAAAATGGACTATTTATTGGTGTAATCTTTTTAACCGCAGTAGCCGCCGTATCATAGAATGGAATAAAATCCGCAGTATTACTCATAACTGTATCAAGAGGAAGATTATTTACTGTGTCATCCTTACCGCTATTTAGATTATTGAAATTAGCATCCACTTGATCATGCGTCAATGGAGAACCTTTTCCCGATCTTGTAACAATAGTAACTGCCATAATTTAACTCCTAAGAATCCTCTACTCCCATAACATCATATTGCGCGTAACCAATCACCCAATAGTATGGTTCAACATAAGGTGTTATTCCATAAGGAAAAGCTCGTGGCATTTTTTCATAAAATTTTCTGCCACTTACCATCCTATAGGCAACTCTACGAGGCGGACCTTGACGACCACCTCCATATCTAAATCTTCTTGCCATCAGTAAGATGCCTCCTTCTCTGGTTCCAAGGTTCTTCCTCTTCTTGGTATTGGAGGAGTCGCATCCATATCATATATCCTAGATAATGCATCTAAAAAATCTGGATGTACACTAGGAAATAAACAATACTCATTTTCCTTTACCCAATTAGAAAGATCGTATAATTTTCCTTCCTCGTTTTTACATAGTATCTTTTTAGAGTTTAGAAAATCTTGCTTCCTTTCTTTATAGTCTACTTGAGCGGACGTCAAATGATCCTTATTTGTTGGATAAGGAAAAAAGAATGAACCATCCTTTAAGTCTGGTTCTAGACGCTGTATCCTGTCTTTCTTAGATTGAGAACCCCCACCACCTACCCAGTTCAATTCATATATGGGAAATGAACTTCCTTCTATTCTCATCATCTCTTTAAAATGTTCTATATCTGCTTGAGCCCCGTACCTTTCATATCCAACTTTAACTTCCCTTATACCTGGTGCTCTTTTCCATTTAGTCCTAAGTTTCTTAAGATTATCCCACCTCTCAGATAAAGATAATCTATGACATAGACCGTCAAGTAAAAATTTATTATAATTTGCATCCACTCCAACTACGGCTATAGCCGTTCTATTAGATGTTTTTTTCTTTGAATGTGCAGGATCACACATCATGTATACATTCATAGTATACGGCCTGACTTCCCACTCTTGCCACCATTCTTCTTTAAATGCTATATCAGAACCAGCTATAGGATTCAACAATTGCTGACAAGCTACAGTAAATGTGGATGTTGTCTTCTTTATTTCTTCCCATCTTTCACTAGTTAAAAAGACAGGTTCTCCATCCATCGTACCACTATAAGTTGCTGCGTGTATTCTTGGTTTTACAGCAGCTCTTTGTAAAATTGTACCATAGGTGTCACCGTAAGAATATCTAGTTCCAGCATATTGGTACCTTGGGGAATGCGTAGATCCCAAGTTCAATGATAGTTCCCACTGAGTTGTAGTCTTACTAATCTGTTCCGGCGTAGACACAGACTCCTGAACAACTACATCATCATAAATAATTAGATCGAAGTGACGCCCCGTAGGCTGTCCATCAACAAGACCATGGGCTTCTATAGTCTGTTCCTTTGGATTGGCAGATCTCCTAACACAAATTCCTTCGTTCTCTGCCCACTTAGGTGCTTGAAGTCTAGGCCTTTCCCATAGTATATCTGTATAAAGACCTTTAAGTTTTTCATTAACATCAAACTCCTGCATTATCTGGCGAAGAAACGGTTTCGCCTGTCTTGCGGAAAATGATAGTATGCCTATAGTAATATTAGGATTGCATAAAACTTCTTGAATAGTTCCAAGGAAAGTTATTATAGAACTTTTGTAGTGAAACCTAGCCCATAGGTCTAACCTACTATCTCTTTGTTCTTCAACTTCCCTGCACCTTTCATAAATCCACGGGTGTAACATATCGTGCCTATTACACAAAAACACACCGAGATAATACCTATCCAACTGGCCAAGAGTCCTAATGAAAGAGTCATCAATATTAGGATCCCTATGACAGTCAGCATATGCTTTAACAGCAGAATTAAATTCTGCAGACTGCGCCCAATCAGCGAACTGCCTAGCCGCATCTGCATTTTTTGTATCCGCATATACTTCATTTATAATTTCAGGAAGCATTTAGCCCCCTTTATAGCCAGAAGCATAGGCTGCTTTTGCCTGTTGTTCGGCTTTCTTTCTAGAGGGGTAGCATTTTCCTCTGTCACCCCACTTCCAACCTTGTTTACCACTCTTCAGTTTGCACCGTTTTATCGGCATCTAATACGCCTTTCTACCTTTTTTTACTTTGCTTGGATGTGGTTTATAAGTCCTTGTATGCGGAGGAAAAGGCCCTCCAGCGGGACCTGAACCAGCTCTTTTTGCTTTTGCCCCACCCAAAGATTTGTAGCCAGGACCAGTTTTATGGCTTACTTTTCCCTTTAATCCTTGGTCCTTTAATCGTTGTACATGTGCATTAGCCTTTGATACACCGTCACCATCGTAAGTATAATGCTTGACCATCTTTATACCACGAGCATTTGTCCATTCAACTGTTGGCATATATTACTCCTTTATGCGCTTATATTATATCTTATAAAAACTATACTTAACTGTTAACTCTTCT